AGCGCTATACCTTCAAGCGAGGCATTAAAACAGCTTGATATTGGATCACATTGCGAGCGTATTACTAACGCGGCTATTGCTCTGGTTAAGTTTGGTATCAATTTTGGTATTTTATGTCTCTCAAATACTATTATTATATTACCAGATCATACTGCTACTGCATTTATTCAATCAGGAAGTGCGGCAACGATTACCACAATTTTAGGGATAATAGCAGATGCTGGTATACGAATCTTATGTAAGAAATGTGAGACGTGTAAGTCACAACGCGCTGCGCTTTATGCAACAAGATCTTTACAGTCACGCTCTCTTAATCTCAATAATCCTACGCTCAGTGTCGGTCCTCAGAAAAAGAATTCAGCACTCATTTTCTCGCCAAAGACAACTTCTGTATCCACCCAGACATTAAGTCTTGGTCAGGATGCTATAAAGTTAGTTTCTTCAGCTCCTAATTCACGACTTGTTCCTGTACAATTTCCCGGCGCTCCGCTTACTCCTTCATTTGATTTATCACTTAAAAACTCTCAAGATAGAGACACATGTGTTTAAGTCATACTTTTAGGTAAAAGAAGGCTCAATTATGACAAAACTTAATAATATAAAGCCAGCGTAAACCAATGAAGGCTATTATATGATAAGGAGAAAGCAATGACGTTAAGGAGTAAGACGTATTGTATTAACATGACTCCTATTCCATGGACACGCCCAAGATTACATGGACGCGTATTCTTCGACGGACAACAAAAACAAAAGACTTGCTATGGACTCTATCTCCTCCAACAACATAATGATGAGCCACTCTTTAAGGATAAACCACTTAGCATAGATATAACTTTCTATATGTTTATTCCCGAGTCTTCTCGTAAGAAAAATAAGCTATATCATGCATCAATTCCCGATTTAGATAACTTATGTAAATTCGCCCTTGATAGTTTACGCGGAGTTGTTCTCGCTGATGATAGATTTATTTGCTCTTTAGTCGCTCGTAAATTGTATGATAAGAATCCTCGAACCGAATTTACTATCACGGAGCTTGAATAATGCCTATAGTCAAAAAAAAGAAAAAAGTAAGCAGGAATAATAATAACAACGAATTACAAGCTTTATCAAAGACTCGGACTTGGGTTGACTTTATTAATAATGATGCTTATCTAATGTTCCCTGAGAAGCTTGATTGGAGAAAGAGGTTTATATTAACCATGCTTGAATGGGCTGATCAAGAAGATAGTCTTGAATTGCAGGATTTTGCGGTAGAAATGAAGATCGCTCGCTCAACATTGTATAAATGGGGTGATGACTTTTCAGAGGTTGGTGCTGCTTTAAAGCATGTTCGTTTAATGCTTGCTTCTCGAAAGCGTAAGGGTGCGTTGAGGAAAGAGTTTGATAAAGATGTTGCCTTTAGGGATATGCATGTTTTAGATCCTGAGTGGCGAGAGATAAACCAATACCATGCAGACTTAAAGAAAGCTGAAGAACATCAACCAACAACATTTATATTACATACAGATAAACCTGCTATCACTTCTCAAGAAGAACTTAAAGAAGAACTTAGAAAGGTAATGAACCATGATAAAGATTCTGAATAGTCTTCATGCACTGTTGTTTAAAAATTGTGATGAAAAGTTTGAGAAGATGAGAGCAGAAGTCTTAATGTTAGAGAAGAAGTATGAAGAATCTTGTGCTCTTAATGAATATTTAGCAGGTGAAATTCAAGAAGAGAAAGCACTCTATCACTATCAAACTATGCAGCTTGAAGAAGAGATTAAGAAACTTAAAGAAGGTTAAGAAATATGATAGAAGAACAGAAAAGAATAAGTGATTTAGTAGAGAAATATTTTCAAGAAATTGAAACTGCAGAATATTTTTATGATGTAGCGGAACTTTCTGCGACATTATTACACGAATTCCAAATTGCGATGGCTCGAAAACATTGTTTTGCTGAAGTAAAGCATTTAAAAACTTTAGATAATGTTTGTTATACAGATGTAAGTCCAATATTACATGAAATACTTGAAACACCTCTGAAGGAATTCGGTTATTTTCCTGAAGAGATTATAAGTTTTTATTATGAGATAAGAATTTTCCGTTTACCTGGTTTATTCAAATTTGGATTAGAGCATATTAATACTTTGATAAAATTATTTGGAAAAGAAAAAACAGATTTATTTCTACAATGTTTAAACGAATGGGGAATGTCCTTAGATTTTCATCTTTTTGATGGTTTTTTAATGAATTCTTAGATCAATAAATTTCCTCAGTGGCCGGTATAATATGAAATAAACTATGAATAACGTAGAAGTTAAGATTCAATTAGATCGTTTTAAGCTTAGATGGTACCAAGAGCCAATATGGGATGCCATAGAGAAAGGTCAAAGTCGACGTATTCTTTATGTAGCGTCTCGTCGTGCGGGTAAGGATATTCTCTTTTGGAACCTTGCAATTCGCCAATGTCTCAAAAAAACCTGTTTAGTTTTCTATGTACTACCTACCTATGCATTAGGTCGTAAAGCAATTTTTGATGCGATTGCTATTAATGGGACTAAGTTTTTAGATTTTATTCCTAAGCAATTGATTGAAGGTATAAACCAATCTGAGATGAAGATTCGATTCAAGAACTCTTCTATTTTACAGATAATTGGTGGTGATACGTATGATAATTCTCTTATTGGTACTAACCCATATGCAGTTATTCTTTCAGAATATTCATTAATGCCTCCTGATATCTTTTCTTTTATTAGACCAATTTTAGCTGCAAATGGTGGATGGTGCGCTATCATAGGAACGCCACGTGGTAAGAATCATATGTGGCAATTGTATAAAGTTGCTCAAGAGCTTCCTGATTGGAAGATATTTGTACACAAAGCATCAGAGATTCAACACGTTCCTGATGAAGTGTTGCAACAAGAACGATCTCAAATGGACGAAGGATTATTTCTCCAAGAGTACGAATGCTCATTTGAGAGAGGTATATCAGGCTCTTATTACGGAACATATCTTGATCAGTTACGCTTAAAAGGCCAAATATGTCCTGTCCCTTATGAACCTGGCCTATTGACCTATACAGCATGGGATATCGGTGTCAGCGACGCGACTACCATTATATTTTTCCAGCTTGTCGGTGAAGGATCTGTTGCTATACGTATTATTGATTGCTACTCAAATAACAATCTTGGCCTGGACCATTATGTAAAGATAATTCGTGATAAGCCCTATAATTATGGTAAACACTTCGCTCCCCATGATATAAAAGTCCGGGAGTGGTCTGGGGGTGCAGTAACACGCTATGAAAAAGCGCATCAGCTGGGGCTAAACTACACTCTTATTGATCAAGTTGGTGTGATGGATGGCATTGAGAACGTCTGGACACATTTCAATAAATTATGGATAGACCAAGAGAAGTGTCGGTCTCTTGTTGATGCCCTAGAAAACTATCGTAAAGAGTGGGATGAGCAGAAGCAGATGTATACCAATAAGCCAGTTAAATCTTGGGCAAACCACTACGCAGATGCTTTACGTTATCTGTGTCTTTCTATTCATAAAGCGAAACGTGGCTTAACTTCTGAAGAGTTTGAGCGTAAAAAAGCAGAAGCGTTGTATGGAAGTGAGGGGAATTTACCCCGTTTTTTCCGCGATAATATATATAAATAATAATATGTCTCTATTATATGTATCCTCTTAGTGTTTACAATTATAGATATTAATACTTGTCTTACAGGTATAAGAGGTCTATATTTCCACTTAGAGGATAAAAATAAGGAGAGCGAAATATGTTGATACGTCCTATAGATACGCTTGATAATGCTGGTGATACATATGGTGCTATTAAGAAGAAGATAGATGCCGATTACACGGCAAACCAATCTATTTGGCAAGTATACTGGACAGAAGCAACACTTGATACCAGGCTTGAGGCTGGTGATACCTCCCTTATGGCTGAGCTTAATCAGCAATTGCCTAATAATAATAGAGGATCATTCTATTTTAATCGTGTTCGACCTTTGTGTAATATGGTCTCTGGATTCCAAAGACGTAACAGAAAATCTACCATTGTTGTCCCTTTAGAGAATGCAGATCAAAGGACTGCTGATCAATGGACTAAAATACTTCTTGGTATATATAAGCGAGAAGGTATCTATGAAACACTTTCTGAAGCATTCCATCAAGGCGCCTGTATTGCCGGTATGAATTTGTTGCATGTGTACATGGATTACACAAGAGATCCGGTAAACGGTGATATTAAACTAGATAACTGCTCATATAATAGTTTCTTTATAGACCCTTATTTTCGTAAACAAGACCTATCAGACTGCTCTTTTGTATGGCGTAGAAGCTATTTATCCCATACAGCAGCTGCTGCCTTATTACCTAATAAATATGATGATATAATGTCATTACCTGGTAATCCTACAGGCACTGGTCGTGATGGTAGGTTCCAGTATATGCCAGAGAGTTATGGGCAAACACAACAAAATAGAGTTGCATACGATGAATATTATTACCGTGACTATCGCAAACAACAACTACTTGTAGATAAAGTAACAGGTGAAGTGTTTGATATTACAAACCAACAAGACTTTGATATACAGACGTTTTTATCTCATTACCCACAAGTTACTATATTAGAGCAAGATATCCCAACGGTTCGCATGGCTATCATGATACAAGATAAAGTATTTTATGATGGGCCAAACCCATTGAATATAGACGTGTATCCATTTGTGCCTGTGATTGGTTATTATAACCCCATGATGCCCTATTTTTATAGCCGTATTCAGGGTATTTGTCGGTCATTACGTGATCCTCAAATGCTCCTTAATAGGCGTATTATTCTTTCTGCAGACATGCTTGAATCACAGGTTAACTCTGGGTTTATCTTTAAAGAGAATGCGGTTGTTGATGTAAAACATTTGTTCCAAACAGGTCAAGGAAGGATCATACCGCTTAAAGAAGAAGCGCAAATGACCGATATCCAACCAATACAACCTCCGCAAATACCACCATCATTCTTCCAGCTCCAAGATACATTCTCAAAAGAACTCAATATGGTCTCTGGTATTAATGAAGAGCTTGTTGGTTCTGCAATAGATGATAAAGCTGGCGTCCTATCTGCACTACGCCAAGGCGCTGGGCTTACAACACTCCAGCCATTATTTGATCATCTGGATTATTCTCAGAATCTGCTTGGTGAGTTGATGATGAAAGTGGTACAAAACAACTATACGCCAGGTAAAATAAAGAACCTTCTTGAAGGCGAAGAGCCAGAACAATTATTTTATAACAAAGCATTTGGTAAATATCACTGCATGGTAGAACTTGGATTCAATACAGAATCGCAGAAACAAATGCAGTTTGCGCAGTTAATGCAGCTCAAAGAAATGGGTGTTCCAATCCCTGAAGGAAGCCTTATTGAAGCGGCAACTATACAAAACAAAGATGATATTATAGAGAAAATTGAGCAACAACAACAACAAATGCAACAAACGCAAGAAGCACAAATACAATCT